TGATGCCGGAGCCGCTGTAGCCGCTGATGCCCGAGCCGCTGTAGCCGCTGATGCCAGAGCCGCTGTAACCGCTGATGCCCGAGCCGCTGTAACCGCTGACGCCCGAGCCGCTGTAACCGCTGACGCCCGAGTATCCACTGTATCCGCTGATGCCGGAGCCGCTGTAGCCGCTGATGCCGGAGCCGCTGTAGCCGCTGATGCCGGAGCCGCTGTAGCCGCTGATGCCAGAATACCCGCTATAACCGCTGATGCCCGAGCCGCTGTAACCGCTTATGCCGGAGCCGCTGTAGCCGCTGATGCCGGAGCCGCTGTAGCCTGAGTCACCACTAATTCCGTCTTGACCTGAAAATCCAGAATAGCCTGATTGACCATCTTGACCAGAATAGCCACTAAAACCGCTTGTGCCGATTCCTGAGTAGCCAGAATAACCGCTTGCGCCATCTTGACCAGAAAATCCTGATATTCCAGACCAGCCGCTAATTCCTGAAAAGCCAGACTGTCCATCAATACCGCTATAGCCAGAAGTTCCACTTTCTCCAGAGTACCCAGAGATGCCGCTAAATCCTGAAAGCCCATCTTGACCTGAGTAACCGCTAAATCCAGACAATCCATCTTGTCCAGACCAACCAGAGAATCCTGAATAGCCACTATCACCTTGGATAGATTCGCCTGAATAGCCTGAATAGCCTGAGAAGCCGCTATAACCACTTATACCGCTTCCGCTGTAACCTGAAAACCCTGAGATACCGCTATTCCCAGAATAGCCGCTAATGCCGCTATAACCTGAAATTCCTGAATCACCAGAATATCCAGATATTCCTGAATCTCCACTAAACCCTGAAATACCGCTAAACCCTGATTGACCATCAATTCCAGAAAATCCAGACCAACCGCTTATACCGCTAAAACCTGACCAGCCAGATACACCGCTACCAGAAAACCCTGATATACCGCTATCGCCTGAATACCCTGAAATTCCAGAGAAACCGCTTATGCCGCTATCGCCACTATATCCAGAGATACCAGAAAATCCACTAAATCCTGAATAACCAGAATCGCCTTGTGGGCCAACTATAGGGCCAGCATTAAACCAAATAGAGCCATCCCATACATAAAGATCACCATCGGATAAAACAATGTAGGCATCATTTAAATTGCCTGTAGGGGGAAGATCGGCTGGAGTAGCAACTGATCCAACAATATTAATTGATGTACCTTGCTGACCGCTTATGCCTGAAAAACCGCTGTAACCGCTTATGCCGGAGCCGCTGTAACCGCTGATGCCGGAGCCGCTGTAACCGCTGATGCCGGAGCCGCTGTAACCGCTGATGCCGGAGCCGCTGTAACCGCTGATGCCGGAGCCGCTGTAACCGCTTTTGCCCGAGTATCCACTGTATCCGCTGATGCCAGAATACCCGCTGTAACCGCTTTTGCCCGAGTATCCACTGTATCCGCTTTTGCCCGAGTATCCACTGTAACCGCTTATGCCGGAGCCGCTATAGCCGCTAAATCCGCTATAACCAGATATGCCCGAACCACTATAACCTGATATGCCTGAATAACCTGAAATGCCTGACCAGCCAGAATATCCGCTATAGCCGATTTGCCCATCCATACCGGAATAGCCGGAATAGCCGGAATATCCTGATACAGCAATTCCTGAATAGCCTGATATGCCGCTATAGCCGCTATAGCCTGATATGCCTTGCCCTGCCAGTTTGGTAAAATTAATAGGCGTGAAATTGATAAAGCCCGTTTCAGGAACGATGGCAACCCACCCTGAATTGGCATTCACGTTGCCATTGATAATGAAAGTGAAAGCACCGGGCACTTCAGCCCATATGTCCATATCCAGTGAGCGCGCCCATGCGCCCGCTGCCGCTACATAAATTCCGTTGTAATTGGCGTTGTTTTGATTTTTAACCAGCACCCGGTCATTGGCTAATGTCGTATAACCATCAATCGTTTGAAGCCCGGACAAGGTGATATTGCCGTCAGCAGGAGAAGTGGCGCACTGACATTCGGCTTTAGGCGTAAAACCGATGATAAGATTATCGACGTAATTTTTATTGACAAGATCAGTGGGGTTTACAGGTATGGTATCTACTTGCCCAGTAGTGGTGTGCATATTGTTGAAATATGCAGAGAGCAACCCTGACAATAGCTGCGGCACCTGAATGAAAGCGTTAGCTGTGCCTGCTGTCATTAAATTGGTTACAAAATCACCACGATTCCATGCCTGAGCCGGAGTTCCTTCCTGCCCGCGCATAACAGTGAGCGCATCGCCCGCTATATGGGTGCAATATACAATTTCAACAATCAGGCTATTGGTGGATTTGACAAGGGTTAATACTACAGCTTGCCCCGCGCTAGGGGCAGGAAAAAGAGCACCAGTACCACTCGCCACATAAATAATTGTATCTGTATTGGCGACAGGAAGCGCTAAAGTAGTCTGCGCCTGATTCTGAAAAAGAAGCAACGACATTACAGAATGGCGTAAGTATCGTTAATGGCCCCAGTGAACTTCAGAGCTTTCACAGGGAACGTCAGCACAAAGTAAATTTGCCCAGTCATTGAACCAGTAGGAGTTACAGCCGGATAGAAGTTCGTGCCATCCAGTGAAAACTGTATGGTCGGGCTAGTGGTGGATGTGAACAACACCGTAGCGGGGGCTAATACAGTGGGGACTGTAACTACCGCAGTAGCAGCAGCAAGAGTTCCTGTGATGGGGCTACCGTAATTATATGTCATAGCAGTTCCTTAATTAAATTAATAGCAAATTGAGGCGTTAGTAAGCGTACAGTTGACAGACGTTACAACCCATGTAGCCCCATTAGGTATAAAACCTAGAACCCGCAATGTGCAGCCACTTAAGCTACTTGCGAAATAATCTATGAGTATGCCATTACAAGTTAGGCTTACTGTGCCATTACTGCCATTGGTATACAGAAAAGAAACTTGAATACCGTAATTATAATTATTAGTACCAGAAGTAGGCGCCCCTGTATGCCATGATCCACCGCTAACGGAATTAAAAGGTACATACGTAACTATTTCCAGCTCTACAAAAGCTGTTGTAGCCATTGTGGTATCATTGGTTCCAAAGGGTTTTGTAACCCCTGTAGTCGTGCCGGATATAGAACCGGAGCCAACTAAATTAGTGGCGTTGGTCGCCGCGCCTACAGTCATTGAAGCTTGACTCAGCCAAGAAGGTGCGCCAGAACCATTTGACTGAAGAACCTGCCCGGCAGTGCCCAATGCGCTAAATGCAAAAGCGATTCCTGTTCCATAAGCAACGCCGCCTTGGGTGGGGGCAGAAGATGAAGCTGTTCCACCATTTGCATATCCCAATACACCAGAAGGAAAACCTGTTGACCCTAAATTGACATTGGTGCATAAAGATAGAACGCCTGATACTGGCGTTCCTAAAATGGGTGCTATGAGTGTTGCGCCATTATTCAGAACCACGGAACCTGTGCCCGTGGTAGCTAATGAAGTGCCCCACGGCCCGCCTGTTCCGTTGGATACCGCCACGCCCGCACCGGGATATGCGGTTATACCTAAATTGGCAATGGTGATAGTGCCCGCCCCATTGGTGACGCTGATACCCGTACCGGCAGTTATGGTAGTTACGGTGTAATTAGTTCCATTGCCAACAGGTATAGCACCATTAACAGGGATAGTAACTGCACCTGTACCACCGTTGGCGGGAACTAATGTGCCAGCAAGGGTGATGGGGCCGGTGGTGGCGATATTAGGCGTTAAGCCCGTAGTACCTGCTGAAAACGATGTAACGGGAGAACTGGCTACGGGGATAACCGGATTCAGGAACAGCCATTGACCACCGCCTGATGTGCTATATACCATTTGGCAAATATAGCCCGCACCTGAAATATCCCCCGCATTGAGCGCTGCATTAGCCCATTTCTTGATTGTTTTAGCTCCTGTCGCTGTTGAGCCAAGTGTGAGATTTAATGTAGGCGTAGTCGTGGCATTGGCATATGCCGCTTTGAAGGATACTTGCAAACCGTCTGTCAATGCCACCAGCGATGAAGGGATGGTAACTGCAAGGGTATCCGCGCCGCCTGTAGCCACTGCATAGGTATAGTATTGCTGTTGTAGCTGACTGGCTGAAAAAGTCGGCGGATAAATGGTGGCGGGATTATTCATCACAAATGAACCGGACGAACCAAAGGCCGTTGCAAAAACCAGTTCCATCGGATAGCCCGCAATGGGTATATCCCCGGCTATCAACGCCAGATTATTACCCTTAATGATGGGATAGGATAGCGGCGCATTTGAACCTAGCGTTATGGTCAGTGTAGCTGCACCTGTGTTCACATATGCAGAATTAAGGATAAGCGTGAATCCATTAGGCAATTGCGTGAGCGTGGAGGGTACTGTAGTAGTTAAAGCATTGGCGGTGCCTGCCGCTGTCGAATAAGTCCATAGCCCATCTTGAAGCTGATCAGGCTGAACGAATAATCCTTGCGTACCCGCTGTGGGGAAACAGCTTGCTGCGGTGCCTGCGATCCATGTAGTAGGTGAAGTGCCTTCTGCGCCGCGTACAGCGATAGTCAGTGTATCCCCAGAACGAGCCGTAACCCATACAACTTCATTCGCGCCGGAAGTAGGATTTGTAAGTGTCAGAATAAAATACTGCCCAAAAGCGGGGCTTGGGAATAGGGAGCCTGTACCGGCTGCAAGAGTACAAGTAGTGGGGGTGGTTACTGTGATCGGATTTAATAGTGTTGTCGCTGCATTATTGGCAAATATTAAAATCATAGTGGCACCTAATAAGTTACAGCCCAGTTATACTGAAATGGCAACTGCACAACTTGCGAGCTTACAAAAGATTGCAAGGTGGCTGCCAGTGAGGTATCCATAGCCCCCGCTAATATCTGAATTGTTGCATTATACGAAGAAGGCGTCGGAAAAAGTATGCTTACTTGGTAAGCATTAACCCCATCTATATCGGTCTGATATGGGTCAGTTCCATTTATTCCAGACAAAAAGCGCACTGTTCTTCTTTTCAGCCAATTGATGTTAAATTGGTATCCGTCGCCTTTATAAAAATTCCAAGTTATTACCCGTTTATATATGTCGTCAGAGGCTAGTTCCACCACATTTGTTATAAACCCTTCCGTTGTCACTACGCCGGGATTAGCCGCTAAAGCATAAGTAAAGGAATGAGGCCCGGTAGAAGTGAATACAAAATTGCCATTATACCCGCTCGGTTCCACACCTTGAATATTCCCTGAAGATAAACCCGTTAAATTATAGATTGAAGCAACGGTTACAGTTACAACGCCTGAACTCCAAGTCATTGAAACTATTGGTATTTGTGTACTTGTAACAATTCCTTCGTTATAGGGAATCGTATCATAGATAGAAGTGTCATACACGCCTTTGCTAAGACTTGATGTCCCCGTAGTAATGTAAGGGCGCGGGATTCCATAAAGACTATTGCCCACCCAATCCAGTAACACGCCGGTAATTGCCGATGAAGTATAAATTGGCAACTTGAGGCTATTAACCGCGTCTAAATAGCCTTGAGAGGTACTATTATAAGCCGTGAAAAACGCTTGTAAGTCGGGGTCTGAGCCATACTGTTGATAAAGATAGCTTGGCAGCGTAGTGGTTATCATGCCTGTGTAACCGTTATATTAGATGAATTGGTTACAAAATAGGATTGTGGATCGCCATAATATAACCCCGTAGTTACGGCAGGAGCCACGGTCACACCATTAATGACTACCGTGAAATTGATTTCAGATATGAACTGAATAGGCACTAATGTGGCTATGGATTGCTGGAATATGGCCTGCATTTCATACTGGTTAATCGGCTGCCCAACCGTTATCCCGTTAATATAGTTGGATATTGCAACACTGGCGGCTGTAGCTACTGAAATGGGCGATACATAATTGGTCGCAATCGTATTCCACAGAATTGTTATATTTACTAATTGCGAAAGCGGATTGATAAACGACACATTATAAGTGTTGGGGTAGTTATTAATGGATACCGTAACATTCCGCAGATTAGGCGTCACTATGCCATTACCCGTATAAGCCGCAAGGCTGGTGCTATCAAAAGGCGTATAGCCCAATACTGTAACCGCGCCGGGATTGGTTGCCAATGGATAACTGAATGAATTGGCGGATATGTAAGTGAAAGTCACGCCTGACACATTGTATCCCGATGGCGTTACACCATAGATAGACCCTGTAACTGTTCCACTTGTCAGCCCCATAGGTGTAGCCGTAACCACTGTTACGACACTTGCCGCCCAAGTGAGCGATACAATTTCCACATTAAGGCTAAAACTATTAATGCTGTTCACTACAGCCACATAAGGAACTTCTGTGGATACCACGCCTTTAATGGTTACAGCGCCGGGATTAGAAGCCAAAGGATAAGTGAAAGTGCTGGTGCCCGTTGAAGTAATGGTAAAGGTGCCATTATATCCATTAGGTGTAACACCTGCGATTAAACCTAAAATTTTTGCGCCTGATGCAACGCCATGCGGCGTAGCAGTAGTTACGGTAACAACGCTTGACGCCCAAGTCATCGTACTTATGACAATGCCCGCTGTGCTGTTAATGCTGGTCAACCCCGTAGCCCCGCTAATATAAATCACTTGCCCTGTTGTAAAGCCATGTGTCAAATTGGTGGTTACAACAGCGGGATAGGCATTGGTGAGTGTGGAAGCTGAAAGAGTGGAGCCTATGACATTGGATATGTCAAACAAGCTAGTAAATATGGCATTAGCGATCTGATAAGGATCGCCGCCTCCGCCGCACATGACTTGCCAGTTAGTGCCGGATTGGGAGATAGCCACAAGATTATCCTGCACTCCCGACACATTCTGAAGCTGTGTTTTCAAGAATGACGGCATTCCTTGAGCTACGGCTTGGCCTGCTTGGATGACTTGAGCCTGATAGCTTTGTATTGTCTGTGCTGTGGCCCCTGCTGTGCCCGGTGTGAGGTTAGAACAGGAGAGGTTAATGCCGCCCGGTACAGAGGTAATAATCGTCGTTACGGTGCCTTCTGGTACTGCCCAAGAACCGGCTTTTGTGGCGAGGCAGAATAATGCCGAACTTTGACCGCCCGAGCCTATAATACCGCCGTCCTGCACAACGTATTGATAGATACCGTCCGATACTACAAAACCGATGGGGATTACAAACCCCGGTGTTCCCGTAGGATTAAGCAGAGTGATGGTGGAAAAGGTTACATAAACCGAAGTATTGGCTCCGATACCTTGGGTGACCCCATAAACAGCCCCTAATTGATAAAGGATAAATGCGTTAGCCGTATAGGGGCTAATGGAATTAATCAAGTCCACATAGGCTTGATCTATAACCACTACTGCGCCTGCCGCGGTTGAGGCCATATCTTCAACCAAGGAGCCGGGGAGATTAGCGGTTAAACCCGGTGACAAGGCTGTTGCCGCCGCAACTTCGGCATTTAGTAAATCTTGAGGGCTGCTAGGAACCGCGCCAGCACTGGTTAATGTCGCCATGATATTCCTTATGTAGCTACTACTGTTTGAATTTTAGCCCCATTTTTGAATGTGGCATAGACATTATAAGTAGGTTGGGTAGCGTTTTGTTGCCTGATTATGGTCAGGCTGGCAAAATATGGCGCATATTGGGCCTGAGTCCGATTAAGGGCTACATCTGGGGCTACTTGAGTCATTACCGATTCTTGCCCCGGAATACCGTAATTTCCATAGAAAGGACTCTCGCCTGTGGTCAATCGTAAAGTTTGAACAAGGGTGGCAAGCCAGATATAACCCACATCTACAATAACCGTTTCGCCTTGAGATAGACCCCAAGTATTAAAGAAGGATTGCGAGCCGCCTATTTGCTGCGCGATATTGGTAAGCAATGGGGCTACTGCAAGCGTTACGTTTTGCGTTATGTCCGTCCAGATATTAGAGAGCAGATTATTGTTCGCATCAAATATCTGATCGTTTATCAGCACATCGTTTTGGGCGACATTCACAACGCCGCCATTAGGGGTCGTATCAGTAAAGGCAGTAATGGCGGTGTATAAAGTGCTGGTAATAGAGGATTTCGCCCCCGATACACTATTGATCGTAGTCGTAAGAGGATTTGAGGGGCCGGTGACAATGGCTTCAGTGAGCAATGTCCATTCACCAGTTGCAGAATCTTTACCGTAAGTTCGCATATCAATCCTTAAAATGGCGCTGAGGTAGGTATAGTTGAAGTGCCACTTTGTACCCCTACCACATTGTGTTCATGGGTTTCCAGACTAATAGCTCCTGCTACAACATTGCCGGTGCTGGTTATTGTACCCGTTACGCTCAGATTACCCGTAATTGTTATGCCGCTTGAATTAATCACAATGGAGTTATTTCCTACTTCCAGTGTCAATGAAGTTTGGGCATTAACTACAACCCCATCAGGTGTTAAAGTAAAAGTAGTCTTGCCTTCTGTATCTTGTAAAACTACCCCGTTAGGCCCATTGATTACAACAGCATTTGCATCTACTTCAGCCCATCCAGAATTTCCAATAGGCACGAATACCAATGCCCCAAGATTACTTGGTGTTACTAATGGCGCAAGCCCGGAGCCTAGCCCTGAAATTCCACCGAGGCGTACATCAGCAGATATACAGATACCTAAGTCGTTTACCTTTATGGGGACGCGAATATATATGCTCCCAATAACAGGGCAAGTTACTGGTGGAAAAGAATCCGTACTTTCAGTGGCAATATCAAAATTTACCGTTACTATTGCGCCATTAACTTCAGTTACATGGCAAGGATAAATCTGTCCTAACCCTTGCTGATGGGCTTCCATCTTCTGTTGCACGAAGCTTTGCAATGAAGCGGCAAACGGTATTTTTTGTGCTTGGCTCATAGTTTATACGTTCAAAAATACGGCATTAACAACAGTTACCCAATCATTTCCACTAGCTTGTCGGCTACTACCTAAATGATGAATCTGCTGTATATTGAACGTACCCTGAAATGAAATGTTATTTCGCAGTTGCGGATAAGTGCTTGCGGCTACATTTACAACTGGCGATGTTAAAGGGAAAGTAATGTTATCTCCTATATTCAAATCCGAGCGCATTACTAACTTGGCTTGAATAGTGTATAAATCAATCCAAGTTAAATTACCGATAATATCAGTGTAATTGATTACCGTTGTTTTTTCTGGAGGGACTGTACCATCAGCTAAAACAAAACCCAAAGGCGAAGGTGATATAAACACTCCAAAATAATCAGGCTGATTAATTATTTGTTGGCTTTGTTTATTCACATAATCACTAAATTGATATAGCCCATCATATTTACCGGCTTGTAATTCTGTGGAAACAAGATTTGGGTTAAGAGAGCCTTCAGGCGAAGCTATTGGAATAGTTGGGTAGGCATTTCCCAAAGTAGTTCTTATCGCATTTTCCATTGTTTGATATTGCTTCGCCCAATTCCATGAAAGATTGACATTGATATTGGGGTTAAATGTTGCTGAAGTAACTATCAAATCCAATGTAACTAAATTGCCTTGCCAATTACCAAAGGCTTGAAGAATAGACCCATTAATAATCAGTCCTTTTTGGCTGGCATTTGCAAAGGGAAGCCCTGTCGACATTCCAACGGATATTTGTATAGAAGCCAGCTTTGGGGGTTTCTGCGAATAATCTGGGTTTAGATTAGTGGCCTGTGATAAGTCAAAGAAATCTACGCCATAAATTTTTAATGCACCTGATTGTGTCGGTTGATGAAACGGCGATTGGTAAATATCTAAATCTACCCGCAATGCCCCCGAATTTTCAAACACGCCATTCATAGTGCTATAAATTAACGCAGGAGGAGTATTGCCTTTGGCATCAGGAACAGGAGTAATAACTATTTCGTAATAACGCATTATGGGGTAATCTCAAAATTCCCACTACTTGCGCGATAAACAAGAGTAGACGTTCTGAAATAACCAAATACTAAATTGATATTGTAGTTATCAGGAGAAGCAACTATAGGCCGATTAACAATTAAAGTCCGAGAAGAATTATATATGCTGATATAATATGCTTCGCGGTAAATATTCCATGTACAGATAGCAATATAGGTTATACCATCTAGTACAGGACTGAATTGAAAATTCGCATTGGGTGATGGGTTAAATGCTATAAGAGTCATTGCCCACTCCAACTAGCGCCTAAAGTAGTGAATGTTGGAAGCCCTTGAGTAATACTATTCATAACGCCGCCTAAAACCGATGAAAACTGACTTTCGGAAATCAAAGGTTGTACAAAATCCCATTGGTACATGAGTTGTACTTGCTTATCGCTAGGGCTGCTTACGTCCCTGAGATTAGTCAATAAACAGTTTGTATATGTATATGCCGGGGTAATCACCGTGAAAGTACCACCGGATATAATATGGATATTTATTTGTGTTTGTAACGCGGTCATAATAGATCGTTTCAAGATATATCCACCTTCAGTCTGCGCGGGGCACACCATTAACAAACTGATCTTCAAAGGCTGTTGAATAACTGCATTAGCCGCTACTTGAAGGCTGGCAAATGGATATTCTGCTACTTGAAAATCCGCCAATGTACTTCCGGGTAACGGTTTGTAGTGTGCAAAAAATTCTCCGTTTTCAATCCCCGGGATATCAAACATTTCCGTCAACACCGTGATAGGCAATAATTGACCGGGTATAGATTGCGCTAATCCACCTTGTAAAATAATAGGCGATATTTCATAGGCTAATTGAAAAGTAGAAAACCCTAACGAACTCATTATGCGTATCCTATAACGGGATTCATCGCCTTAATTTGCGTAATAATGTCTGCGCCAGTTGCTACATTTACTTTGAAATCCAATGTGGTGCTTACATTAACATTCGGCGTTTGCATGAAAGAAGGCGTATTTGATTTATCAAGTACATTTTTAGTTTGGTTAGCCCCATTAGCATTGCCGCTATATCGAGATAATTCTTGCATATCCATTTTCGGGGATTCATAAGCGTTCATAAAATCAAAATCATCGGGGGGCTGCAAATTGAACATATCATATTCTTTCAAATTTTCTGGCATAACAAAGCGTGAAAGCGGATGATTTGGGTATTTAAACTTACCATTATTCATGTTCTTTAAGAAATTACTGGTTTCATTAGGTATTTTAGAAACATCATGCACACGTCCTGTTTTATCCGTATAGTTTGAAGCGCCGCTAAGGAATAGTTCTAAATCGTGCGGATTCCAGTTCCATGCCGCTAATGCTTTTTCTACATCGCCATTAAAACGTTTTAAGTTTTCTTTTAGTAATTTTACAGCACCTTCTGTTGCGCTTTTCATGTTAAACGGATTAGTAACACCTAATGCTTTTGAGGTGTCCGGCATAAGCTGAAACGGGCCTTGAGCGCCACTCTTAGATAACAGATGTTTGCCGTGCCCTGATTCCACATTATATAGCTGATTTAATATACCTTCAGGGAGGTCATTCGCAATTTCCGTGCGTTTAAAATATGCTTGCAATTCTGGCTCTTTTATAACTTCGCCCGAATCATAGTGCGGGCCAGTTTTTTCTAGCTCATGTATAGCCGCTATTTCTTCAGCTTTTTTCTGGCTTTTTGTTTTATATCCGGTAATGCCTGCTATCCATTTAGCTGCATCACCTACAGCCTCAGCTATATCAGCCACAGCGTTAAGAAAATCGTCCAGTGTTTTCTTAAAGTCATCACCACTTAAATAAATAGCGAAGGATTTAATGCCTTCGCCAAAAGAGGTTAGCCATTCTTTTAAGTGGGGGTTTTTAAGGAAGGCTTTTATAGCCTCTCCTATAGCTATAGCCAAATCACCTAATGGCCCTGTTAAATCATTTAGTCCTGTTATAAGAGTCAGTTCAATACTTTTACCTGCAACTTCCAGATTTTGCTTAAAGGTTTGCCATGCCCGATCTAATTCATCTTGTGTCTTAAATTCTTCATTGCCTCTATGAAGATTATCAATGAACTTCTTAAATTCTTCCTCGGTCAGATTTCCAAGCCTTCGTATATCCTCAAATTGTGCAAGCTGAGTAGCGCCTGTAGCTTCAATGATGGCTTGCTGACCGTGGTATTTTTGATATATGCCCCTTAGCTGAGTAGCGACTTCCGGCAAAAGTTCAGCCGCATTTTTGCCTTTACTTTCCTTGACACCTATCCGCGCAAGAATAGGCTGCTTTCTAATATCACTTTGAATATCGGCTAAATTACCTAGAAGGCTATTAACATCAAAATAGCGTTCACCATAAATTTGAGCAGAACGGTATTGTCCGGTAGTGATACCAAGTCCTTGCGCGGCGCGGCGATCAGAACTTACCGCTGCGGCTAAAGCCCCCAAGCCAAACCCGCTAGCGATTGCGCCAAACGTTAGCCATTTGGCTGCGGATACGGCGGTATCCGCCATATCTTTAGCTATTCGTGTGGTGATTTTTGCTACATTGACAAGCCCTACATGCCTATCACCAAGCACTTTATTAAAATCTTTTCCGCGCTTGGATTCGGCTTTGTTGTTTTTATCTTCTTTGGATGCAGCTTTTTCAGCTTCTTTATTAAAATCTTTTTGGCGCTTGGATTTGGCTTTGTGGTCTTTATCTTCTTGGGATGCAGCTTTGGCTTCAGCTTTTTCAGCTTCTTTTATTTCCTTAGCTATGTTCTTCCATTGCCCCGGCATAGCTTCAAGGATGCTTTGGAGTTTAAGCATCTGCTCATTGAAAGCTTGGAACTTCTCGTCTAATAAATCTATTTCGATAATGGATTTTGTAGCCATATCATACCTTTATCGAGTTAAAAAAATGATCTATTATTGATGGCGCGGATTAAATGACGGTTACGATATTCTTGAGCGTCTTTCCATTTGCCGCCATGCTCTTGCACAAATTCCTCAAACCATTCATTGCTGAGAGAGTCTAGGATATTACCGAGGATTCCTTGGCCTTCTTTCCAGTAGGCTCTTTTTTGTTCAATGTCGGCAAACCATTCATGTAACCCGTAGCATCCAAGGATGAAAGCACCCAATTTCTTAATGCTCCTGCCATCTCCAAGAAAGAATTTTTCAAATCCTTCGGAGCAACCTTGGAGATTGCAATAAAAAAAACGAGGCTACTGAGTAATTCAGCTTCGTCATCTTCATCCAGCACGCCGCGTTTTACCGCTGTATCAAAGGGTATCGACTCCCACCCTTTTTCACCACTTACAAGAACATTGGTCAAACGGATAATTTCATTCACCAATCCGAACTTAACACCACCAGTACCATCCCAATTACCCGCTTTGGTAGCTATGGATTTCAAAGCGGGATAGGCTAATTGCGGCGCGGATAAAACCAAATGCGCCTGATTCACGCTATCAAAGCATTGGCTGAATACCTTACCAAGTTCCAAGTAAAACTGCTCAAAAACAGCGCGGCTAATAGAAACTGAATGAATATGCACCACTCCATTTTTAGCCGTCTGAATCGGCATCACGAGATTCAGATTCCGGTCAATTTTCACTTTTTATCCTTTATGCAACCGCCCACATGGTTGAGTTAATTAAGTAAACACCGCGTAAGTGAATAATCAGCCCCGCCTGTGTACCGTCGAAAGTCACTTCCTGAATATTTGACAAAACGCAGTTATTAAACTGAAAGGGTGACAGCACTGTGTTATCGGGGTAAATAGCAACCGACCCCATAGTGGTGTTAGTTTCAATTTGAGTCTTATACGCATCGGCAAGTGCTTGTGTGCGAAGCAAGTGCATTGTTACGTTAGCGAAAATATACGGCTCAGGACTGGTTACGGCTCCGGTTAAGGTTCCGATCAGTTGCGACAATTCCCCCTCAAAGCTAATGCTGATAGCTTCTTTAGCTAAGTAGGGGGAGGTAACATTCAAACTACCGAAGTCTGAATACACTACACTTGCGAGTAGCCGATTGAGTGTGCCTTGTACAATATGTGGAGTAGCCATTATTTATTCTCCTTAAACGGGAATGTTGGACGCGGTTAAGTAGATAGTAATGGAGTTAAAGCCTCTCAACGGTACGAAAGTAACGCTTAATCCATTGTAGATACCCGCTGCATAATCGCTCGGATGCTGTGCTATATAACTCACAAACGAAATAGCGTTTACAGTGCAAGGTGATAAAATAAGCCCAAAAGATATGCCATTATTCATCAACGCTTGTGCTACTTGCTGCAAGGAATTAATGCCCGCTTGGTTGTAATACAACGGATTAGTAGGTGTATTGCTGCCGTTGATGATCGCAGCGGATAAAGCAATAGCGGCATTGATGTTCACCCAATCCGTTGAATACCAGTAATTGAAGGGGTGTAAATCCATGCACTCACCATTCTCAATCAATGATGTGCTGATTTGCCCTTGCGCTCCAGTACCAATCCAGTTCACGCCTATAGCCGCCAGTGTGGTTTGCTGTGCATTGGTCAGAACAGGGGGGATAACCCCATATACAAAAGTGTATTCAAGCGGTGAAGCCAGATTGTTAGCCGCAGGATTATAGTTCAGAGTTTGCGCCATAACCGCCGCTGCTGACCACTGAGTTACAGGCGCAGATAAAGCTTCATAAACAATAACCGCTGCTTTGTTGCCTTCATATGGCCCATATGAATCGGCGTTCATCGGCGTTGTAATATCTTGAACGCTTATGAAGAAATACACTTTCGATGTTGGCGAAGAATTAGCCAATACCAGCGCGGGCATCGTAGAATCCGCCGACACTTCTGTGGTAACACAGTATGAATAGAACGGAATTGTGGGGTTAGCCATATATGCTGCTAATGCAGTTACCCCCTGCGCCGCAGTACCAATGCCTAATTCCAGCACATAAACTGCGTTACCTGTTCCTTGTGCAAAATAAGTAGTCGCCATAGCGACCAAATCTTGTTCTGCTTCTGTAACGTATGTTCCTTGAACGGTAGCTGTTCCGGGGCTGGAAACCAAAGCATAAGTGAAGGTATTAGTACCAGTGGAAGTAATGGTGAATGTACCGTTGTATGCCGTTGGCGTTACGCCAGAAATAATTCCTAAAAGAGTATCCGTAAGGGGGATACCATGCGGCGAAGCCAGAGTTACAGTAACTACGCCTGTATTCCACACCAGAGAAGTTGTAGCGATAGGACTGGAAAGAATAGCAGTCAAATCGCTCATTTGGGTTAAGAGGGCGGTACTCCCCGCGGTTAGCGCGGTGCCCCCCTGAGTTACAAACGCGCCAGTTCTTTGCAGCGTGGAAGGCGCACTTGCTACCTGTTGGGAAACTACTACATTGACAATATTGGGCATAATAGTCCCCTAATTAATTATAGCTGACAGAAACAACTTGGTCTGTACCGGGCACCACAACGATGCCAACGCCGCATGGGAAGTCAAACGCATAAGTGCCTACTACATCGGGGATAGTACCTACCAGATTAGCTGCACCGACACCTGAAGTGGTCGTATGGTCATAAATCAAGCCTACTGTAGAACCGGCGGTATTCACATTGACTTTAACAATGCGGCCTCGCATCGCCTTGACTACGGTTGCCGCGGAAACATTGAGTACGGAATGGATGCCCTGCCCGGTGATAAGAGCGCCATTAATAATTGCGGGATTTGAAGTGATAGCCATTTTGGTATTCCTTTTTTTTGGACATTGATGTTAAGTTACGGGGTAGTGCTCATAAATGCTGAAGTAATGTATTTTTGGACTACATTGTTAACCGTGTTCTGGTAATAGCTAACTTTGAAGATAATCACCTTTTTCATAGCGATAATACCAAATTCAGTCTGAGTCAGCTTTTCATCCCGAATAACAGGCATATTCATTATGCCGATATTATCCGTATTCATGCTGTATTGAAACACATAATTGGCAAAATTTATAGCCTCATTATTGCGTATGCCGTAGATGGTTATTTTAACCGTATCGCTCACCAGTTGGTTAGAACTGGACTGCACAGGCGGGCCGGAACCGGGGATTATATTGTTGACTATGGGGAACTGCCCCAAAGCTGTCGTATCCGATGGTTCTATATGGACAGAAGCATAAGGTGGGGGCAAATTCTGCCCTACCAGAAATGAAGGATACAGCGGAAAAAGAGCATTTAATGTCAGCCAAATGGGTAAGCTATTTGAAACTATGACGCTGGTAGTATCAAAACCTGTCATGGAATCAATAACTTGTGTATCCATTACCGAATACAAAGCATCACCGCGATAATGATACAGGTCAGCTTGCTTATAGAAATTATCCCTGCGTATAAAAGCGAACCGCGTTTCTTCATAGGTCGCTATATACATGAACTGGGGGCTGATTAAATTAAAGTCCTGAATCGCGCTCAGGGAAGTAAAAATCACATGGTTATGCGCCGGGGTTCTGTCCTCTAATTGGAGCAGTTCTGTGGACAGGTGAAATGAGCCTTGTACCGTAATTTGCCGGGCGGGGACGCCAAGCGGGTAATTATCATATTCCAGCCGGTCATATTGCGAAGCATTATAGAGCGCGGAATCGGTTAATAATGAAGCATTTACCCAAAAAACATAGCCATCAAGAGGCAAAATAAGCTTGGCATATAGGGTAAAAGTTATCTCCTGATTGCCTGAAAGCGTATTTACGCCTTCTGCCAAGCCAGAAGCTAATTGGGGCTTAGCGCCCGAACTTTCCTCGACGGTACTCATTAATCAACCCAACTTTTGAGTGAAGCTTCCAATATGCCTGAATAAATAAAGCTAGGCCGACGATCACCCCTGATCTGCTTATACTCTTGACCTTTTTTAACGCCTCGAATACGCTTGCCGCTTCTAGTACGCAAGGTCAGACCAGCCAGTGCAGCCTTAGTAGGTACGCCGGGGATGCCTAAGCCTTCCACTTCTTGCAGACTTATAAATTCCTTGAAGCGCTTATCTATAAGCCCTGTAGCGTCACCAAAAGGGTCGGGTATGGGATTGCCTGATACTGCCGAAGCGACAGCATCGGCAACGCTATCCTCAAGATATAGGGCTATTTTATTTTCATTATTTTTGTAAAATTCTGAAAATAACCCGTATTTTTCTTCCAGTTCCATGCCCACTTCACCCGTTGTTTTTCCTTCGGGTTCAGGTACGTCAAAAACTCCCAAATGCAGCGTGAGGCTCATTAGGAAAGCCCCCAGAGCGTCCCTAAAGATTGCATGAAGGCGACGGCTTGCCGCCCATAGGGATTTTTAATGGCTTGCAAAGAGATAAGATCGAGATTTTGAAGCCCTTTGCCGACTGATAGGGCTTCGCTGGTGGTCGTATCGGATGCGGCATTGATTACCCCTGCCACAAAGTTATTGATGCCATAGGCGGCTCTGGCATCAACGAAAAAGGTCTGCCCGGGGTAGTCCTGTTGCCATTGGAGCAGATTGCTGCCCGCCATGTTATACACCGTCAGCGTATAAATGTCGGGCAGCGTAGCTGAAAAATCCGTGGGCACCATATCGAGGGATACCTGATAGGCATAGGCATATCCCACATCATTATCAGCGATAACGATGGAGGTCAGTCCCATTACTGCCCGCGACCAAGTAATAAAGCCCGTTAATGTTGGTGGGGAAACAATGGGGTCTGCCATAACGCTCCTTTAATGCTTTCTAGGCCGTCCTCGCCCTTTGGGGGTAATGCCTTCGCGGACTACTTCGATTGTCTGCTCAAACTTAGGCTCATTATCCCCTGCATTTTTCTTTTCTTCCAGCACTTCCACTTCAAGACCCGCTTTTTGTTTCAGCCCCATTTCCTGCGCCTTATTGGAAAGGATTTGATCGGCAGCAACGGCAGTTACTTTACGGGCTTCCAATGCCCGATCAATCATTTCCTGATCGCGTAACTCCAGCCCATGCTCAATACCATCAATACTGATGGGTTTGCCGAGAGAATAGGCAAGGCCACCAAAGCCCCTGCCGATTTTACCTATTTCCGTCATGCCATAAATCTCATGCTGTTTAATGATGTGATCAATTTCATCATTGGAACCATTAATCAGCATTTGCGCTCCGGCGCGGATATGATGCGCGAAAGGGCGTGGATTTTCCAACAGCATATAGGTGAAGTGAAATTCCTGCTTACTGCAATTTGCCACATAAAGTTTCATGTTTTTCCCCTTAATCGGGTGAGGGAACCGATGATGCGGGGTTTTTTAAGCCCCCGGCCCCCTCATTGAATCTAACCCCGGCATCACACGGAGTACAAAAAAGCCCCACCGAAGCGGGGCTTTTTATTCAGTGCTTTTTAATATGAAGCACTTAAAATTGTAAGTGCTTCAGGACGAATACCCCATCCGCTAGTAGAGCGGAGGGTGTAAAGTGTAGTAATCCCGCCGTCGGCAATAGGCGTTGGGATTTCGGTAGGCGCAGATACATCAGTCAGCATCAACGAGGTCGCCGTCATATTTGGGGTGAGAGTCGCAAATATGTTGGTGTTGATGTTGGTATTGGCTTTGGGAATTTTCAGTTCAGGAGCAATCAACAGAACTGCATCTGTACCACCAGAACCCTGACCAATCAAAGTATCATCGGCAGCGAAGGATACATCATCGCCACCCGCCCAAGAAGCCACTGTTTCCACCAAACCAGCGGCAGTTTCAACACCGGCTCCGATACGCTGGAATTGGGTCAGTGAAACTACGCCAGAGTAGGAAATTTGGCTAATGAAGCGTTGAGGGGCCAAAAACACCAAGCGTAAAGGCTGTCCAATTTGCAGGGTGCGAACTTTCAACGAGCCGATCATATTCAGGAGATACTGAGCCAGTTGACCGCTATCCCATGTGGAATAGCCCAAATTACCGTTGGTATCCGCGCCCAGAACAGCAGCAGTAGCACCGGAGGTATTCAGCAAGCCTTCGCCATTGGCAGGGTTATAGCCGTACAACAGAGCATTACGCAGTTGTTGTGCGATACCTTGACGAGCAGCCAGCCGCATTGCTTGGGGCAGAGCATAACCCCAAGCCCCGGTAGCGGCCTCATCAAAATTGTCGTACTGAGCGCGGGTTTGCAAGCGATAAGTCGCTGTGCTAATCATGCTCGGGATGACAGAAGCGCTAGGCAACTGATTTTGTTGCGACTGATTAGCCGTCACCTGTGTGGTCAACTGAACCTTTTTGGCATATACATATAGGTCAGCTTCACCAAGGCGAGGCATGGGGTTTTCAGTGGCAAGGGTTGTGAAGGCACCTGAAGCCAAACTGTATTGCATAATCAGTTCTGGCAACATCAGGTGAGGATTTACCGTAACAAACGAGGGAGCGAAGCCTGACATAATATGTGTCCTTTTTTTAGGTTAGTTACCGATTAAGCCGAATAGCCTGAAAGTAGGCAAAGTGCCATAATTTCGGTAGTAATCCAATTAGCATTACCCGTATCTGAGCTATAGCTAACAGACTTATTGCCCGTTGTGCTAACACGCAGAACTTTTACGGGAAAAGCATTTGTACTATCAAAAGTAGTCAACCAGTTGGCAGTGAAATCCCAAGTTAATTGGGTATTGATGATTTCACCTTCCAGCGATACCAAAGCGGGATCAAGGCGCAATGGAATCCGCGCTCCGCTACCAAAACGGTAGAAATTCACGGACATGCCGGGGGAATACAAAGGTACTGTGGATTGCGGAGTCGTAATCCCGGCGAAGGCTTGGTTAAATACGCAAATGCCTGTGGAAGTAGCCAATGATACAGCCTGAAGAATGGATGACCCTATAACATCTGTACCCGGTTGAACTTGCCCTTGAGCACCAACTTGCGCGGTAGGGACAAGTTCTTCAATGGGGATACCGCCCCAAATAGGAGTAGTTGCGGCGGTGCTTAGAACACCACCGGCCAGCGCGAATCGAATTGCGGGGTCGTCTTGTGCATCGCCTTGGGTATAACCAGCCGTGTTGGTCGTAAACAGACCACCAGCGTTGGTTGTAGCCATAGGGTTCAATGAGATTTGAGCAGTCATGGCTTATCCTTTAGCGTTGATTGTTGGAAAGGTGAAATTCTTTGACGCGCAATGCCGGTACTTTGAAATCATCCAGCCATGCCGACATAGAGCCACGGAATTTAGTGATAGTGCGCCCGGCCCGATCTTTTTCGTGGACTTCCACCAGTTGATCAGCGGCAAACATTTGCGGGGCTTTTGCCATAGCATAGGCATCTGCAAAAATTTGCTTTTCCGCCAAGGACAGCAAGGCTTCATCTTTAATGGAACCAAGATTGATGCCTTTATAGCTATCGGAATAGCCTTGCAAGCCGCGCAACAGGCGTTTGCGATAAGACATTAAGGTTTCACCTTGCAGGGGACGGGAAGCGGATTTACCGAAGGAAGCTAAAACGCTATCAGCCTTGGCTTGGCAATCTGCATACATCGCAGCTTCGTCATCAGCTTTTTTAGCTGCCATTTCTTCTTCTTCTTCATCTTTTTTGACGTCATCATCTTTTTTGGCGTCATCATCATCATCAGGCTTAATTTCGCCAGCAGGCAGTTCTTCTTTACCACCGGCAGCGTCTTTACGCTTTTTGTCATCATCATCATCGTCGTCATCAGGCTTAATTTCGCCAGCAGGCAGTTCTTCTTTACCACCGGCAGCGTCTTTACGCTTTTTGTCGGCAGCAGTGACGAGAGGAGGTGCGGGGAGATTTTTTTCCATGCTATCTACGCGGGTGGCAAGAGTGCCAACAGCAGACAGGATAGCGTCGAGTTTTTCACCGTGGGCATCTGCCGCGGGCGTATTGGTGTTGTCAGTCATATCAGATACCTCTTGGTTGTTTAATAAAACGCCAGCAGCTTCGCCGCCTTTGTCCCATACGCCTTTTGACCCCCTAGCCTTTGTAACAATAGCAATGTGATCCAAAAGAAAGGGTACACCTTCAATCAAGAGCGGATCGCCATTCTCAGTTGTTAGTGTAATGTTTCCAGCAGCATTGTCAAATACTACTGATGGGGAAGTGCTAATTTCACCCTCAAGAATCTCGTCAACCGACTCCTGATCGTAAAGTTTTGCTATCCCCCAAACCTCGTCGCCCTGAATATATGGAAGCATAATACTACCAATAGCCCTATTTTTGAACTCTTTGGAGTCCAAAACAGCAGTTTCAGGGTGATCCATCACAACGGTTAAGCCGTTGCAGCGTTTCAAAAAGTCCTCATTCAGATAAAGTGACGGATCGCGCCAGACATGCTCCCCAATACTTGAGCGGAAAGCCAGCCCGGTGCCGGTAATCCGAATAGCCAAAAGGCAAATATTGGCATATATCTGGGGGCTAGGCATTAACCCTTCCCGCATCAGTTCAGCAATATCATGTTCGGTTTTAGCCCCGGCAATGCGGAAAGTTACTTCAAGCGCGGGATGCAAGGGCCGGGGTGATTCATCCGGATGGCTCCATACATAACCTGTTGATTCATCACAAATTGTTACGTCAAATTTCTCAATAGCGCGGGCAATATAGGTGGTGAAATGCCCATCATCGCGGAGTAATTCCAATGGGCCTTCATAATTAAACCCCGTTTCTTCCAAGGTTTCACGGCGAGCACATTCTTCCAGCGTTTCATCTTCTTCCTGATGCCCGCCGGGAATGGTAAAAGTCCCGGGGAAGTCACAGCTTTGCGCCCGGCGCAAAAGGAGGGTTTCATTATCCGAAGTCAAAAGCATTATTCCTGCCGCCTTTCTGTCCGGGGCTTCATCGTTTATTTTTTTAACGGTTTCTAGGAGGCCGTCAATGGCGGGGGTGCTAAGGGGGGTAGGTTCTGGTGGAATAGCATCTTCACCATGTTTAATGAACTTCTCACCCACGGAAGGGGGTATGCCAAGGGTGCTTTTCCCTGCGGCGGCTGCGTACATGGCGCGTCTTTGGGTTTCTGATTCAAAAGGCATATGCGCCCCTATTGGGTTTTTCCCGATTGTATAGCTGTTTTGCCCTTTGTGGTAAGCATTTCTTCAGGCAATTTTTGCAAGGTATAAATGTACCGATAGAAGCATCGGCAATAAACTTCTTCTCCGGGGGATGTTATTTCATCTGTGTAGCCGTCCGCCGGTTTAACGTACCCCTTATCAACTGCCCAACTGCCGCGAACAAGATAAATTTTGTCGCTTCGTTCCTTATGATCTTCCCGGTAATCATAGCCTGATTCACGCCAGTGGGAGTTCCATTCCGCGGCTATGGCTCCTTTATCAATAGCCACTATATCGTTGATATTGGCTATCAGTTTATGCGTCTGGTCTATTATAACCCTCCGCTGCTCGTAAGGTATTTTAACGATAGATTTGCGGATAGCCTTCTTTTCTTCCAGTTTATCCACCGCTTTGGAGCCGCCTTCAGGGATGCTGGAAGCCCACCCGGAAAATCGTTTTAATACAGTATTAACAGTTTCATTTCTGTTTAATTCTATTAATCTGGCGCTCACCATGATGCGGCGCTGTAATTCTTCCTGCATTTTGGGCTTCAATCGGTCTATAGTGAACCTGTCCACATATTTATTTACCAGCTTACCTTTGGTAACCAGCCGGTGATAAGCAGTATTTAATGCCTTCTCAACGGCATTTTTCAACGAATTTTCGTCAATTAATGAATTTACCAGCGTATTTCGCAGCTTTTTCGACCAATATTCGAGCCGATCAGGACTGTCAAAGCCATATTTAATAAAATCGTTAATTGCCGCCGTAAGCGTTTCGTAAAAAGTCATTTTACGTTTTGCTAGGCGGCTCAGTGGGAGCGGTGAGAGGCACCGGAAGTTCGTAATCCATGATTTCTTCAATATCAAGGTTAAGGTCGCTTTTGAATGTATCGGGCATTTCCGCCAGATTGTCTTGCGCCCATTCGACTGCCCGCCCACGGTTGGGGCCATCCATAATGGGTAAAACTGTCCGCAGAACTTCGGTGATTCCCTTCAATTTAATTTCATCCACCTTGACTTTCTCGGACAATGGTTCTTCCATGAGGCTCTGCCATGAGGGTTTGAACGCGTCGCGCCACTGGTAAAAAGCCTGTTCATAGGTCATTTTTCCATATTTATCAGGGTAAGCAGCCTGAACTGACTCAAAAAACCCCTTATTCCATGCCCGATGCTGCACAATATTGTCAAAAAACTCATATAAAGGCCTCATATCGGCGCGAATACCCTCGATATACTGCACAATAGCCTTGGAATCCTCGGTTCCCTCCCCAAATCCGTTGGTGAAGGCTTCATCCTTTATGAGCATGGCAGGCACATCTGATGCCGCCGCGATGTTGGCGATGATATTATCCCGCGCCGTGGTCATGGCGGTATCGGTATTACGAAGGTCAATGGACTCTATTTCTTCTTCCAGATCAATACTCAATACGTTGCCCGTAGTGCCTTGCTGCAAGTAGGTTCGTTTGATGCCCGCCGCAGTCTGCATGAGGCGGTTCACTATGGAACCCGCCGCCTTCTGTTTGATGATTAATAGCCCGGCCTTCATTGTCACCATGTCATCGGTAATCATAGATTGCACGAAGGATTTGAGAGGGTAGAGCGCCCGCTGGAATATAGAGCGCCCGGTATAGCCAAAGCCGGAAGGCTGATAGGATAAATAAATAGGCGTGTTGTGGAACACCACCACGCTGCGGCTTGGGTGATAGGGCTGACCCGCGGCGGTAATGTAATTCTTGGGCTTTTGAAAGTCCGGCGCGTTGGGGTTCTGGTTGGTTATGACAGACCCCGCCAGATTCAACGGGTCTAACTGGTTAAAATATAACCGCAAGTCAGGTAGCTTCCACGGATCAATGGGCTGGTCAGTGGGTATATCCTCTGCGCCATATACGATAGCCGCCGCACCATATACGCGTTTCAGGAAGGTTACATCACGGATATGATTGGTAGCCTCCAAGGAGTCCCATTCTTTCTGGAACGCCATTGTAAGCATGTCTTTAGGCTGCGTATCCACATTGATGAAGCGTTCTTTGGAGAGCGCCAGCACGATGGGCTTTTCCACCAATTTGCCCGCTAACGGATGAAATTCCCATATGATCTTGCAAATCTGATACCCGGCCTGAGTCCCCGGTTCAATAGCGTTCGCCGCCAGTAATTGCATTAATTGGGAAGTAAGAACAGTACCACTTACGGTTACGTCAGACATAGTTTAATACCCCAATTTATTGCCCACGCCTATGGCGATTCCATAGACTACACAATCCAGAATGTCATCCGCTCGTTTGTTGGCGTCTTTATCACCAATGCGGAAGTTGGCAAGCTGAGTCAACAGGTGGTTGCGCGTGCTGCCTTTCAGGTTCAACAGCTTATTGTAGGCATAATCGCTAATCTTCAGTTTCTCCTGATGATAGTAGCCGCTCACGCTGATGGCCCGTTCATCCTTCCCGGCTTGAGTCAGCTTACTATCTATTGCGTGAATGTTCCACCCCCGGTTGAGTCCTTGTTGCAGCAGGATGCTCCCCGCCGCCGTATCCTCGATGAACGTACCTGCCACGCCGCTACGCGCTTTACACATGACGGTTAATTCTTCCAGCCGCGAGAACACGCTCGGCACCCATTTCTCAAGCAGCGCCCCATCTATGTTGATGGCATCATAGTCCAATATGGTGAGCGGATGTTCCGCGTGCTCGGAGTACGCGAAATACACCGTGGCGGTGGAGTCGTGTTCCTTTCCCCCCTTCACCGCGCAGTCCATGACAGCATACACCGCGTCGCACCGGGCAGGGTAGGGCACCGGCTGACCGCCTACCAGCATTTTATCCGCGGAGAAGAACGCTATCCCCGACCAGTCCACGAACTCCGCCAGATACTCCTGCCTGAACACCGCCGGATGGTTGCGCGCGCGCTCGCGCTCCAGTTCATCCAGCGGCACGAAGGGGTTGCTGCTCGTCGGTGCGTGGAAGGACTTGAACCCCATCGTGTCATCGTTACACGCCGAGTAGAAGAAATTGTCGGGGTCAACCCCCGATGGGGTCGAGAATACCCACGCGATGCCGCGGGTGGTGAGCATGGTAGGCTTGATGGACTTGAACCAGATTTCCTCCTTCATCTGCGGCGATTTGGTGAACGCCGCTTCATCCACCAGCACCAAGTCGTATTCCCGCCCGCGCCCCGCCAGTTCATTGTCGTTCAATGTCCAGAAGTCGATCTTGCCGTTGCCGATCAGCTTGATAGTGCCGTCGTTGCGGTTGGCTGAGCGAACGATGGGGTCGAGCATGTCGCGCAGGTGATCCCACGGTTCCGCCAGTTGCTTGTGCTCCGGCGCGAAGATGCCCACCGAACCGCCATTACTGGCCTTTTTACCCGCCAGATACTCGAGGAAGCGAGTCTTGCCCCACCGCCGCCCGCAGCGCGGCACGTTGAGGCGCTGCTGCTGGTTGAACAGGGCCAGTTGCCCGGAGTGGAGTACCGGCAGAGTGACACGCAGCATGGCTATTGATTGTTAGCCGTATCGGTGGATGGTTTCGGGGCAGGATCAGTGTTGAGCTTGGGGTCGGGCAGCGAGTTCTCAATGATGATGCGTATGTCCTGATGCTCGCCTTCCACCGGCTTGGCAGCCATATAGCCGAAGCGGTGCGTGGACAGATGAATCTGCGCCTTGAGGTCATTGTTGACGATAGCGTTGTTCAGTATCCCGTCGCTCACCGCTTCTTCACAGTCGGCATGGGCGCGCAGGATGATGACTTCAATCATAGGGTCAACTTCACGCAGCATTTTGAAGGCTGCGGGCCGATAGCCCATTTTTATAGCCAAGGAATCCCCACGCAGCCCTTTATAGGCCGCATCATAGAGCAGGCGCAATTCTTCTTCCGTGGCTTTCAGTTCTACTGGCTCCATATTAAGAGTGAAGATGGAGTCACCCATATTGTAGAACTTCATGGTTTAGAGCGCCGCCCTAGCTTTAGCGATCATTTCCCTGATTTTTTGCTTAATAACGGAAAAGTGAAAAATCGCCGTAGCCATTTCCATTTTACCCATCTGTCCTTCCAGTTCATTCAGGAAGGTATTGAAGGCATCACCAAAAGCAGGGGTCAATGGGGCCGCAGGCGCAACCGCTGGGCTCGCAACCGTGGAGGTTTGAACAGCGTCAACCGGCGCAACATCGGTGGATACATCCGTTGCTTCTGTGGGGGCGACTTCAGCGGTAGGGGATTCGTCAACATAGAGGTCATCAGTCATTTTCACACCTTTTTAACAGGGGCCATAAATGAAAAGTAATACATACAAGAGGAAAAAGCAAGTTAGTGGTTACTAACCTGTTTTTGATTCCATAAAAATTTTTCTGGGGAATAAGCTGAAAACCCTGTGG